GAGGTAGTGTTTCTTTTTCTGGTTTGATTTCAACAAGAATAGTCTTACCGTTTGTAAACGTAATCTTGAGGTCCATAAAGTATCGGTGGTACTTTTTATCTACATCATAGAAATATGGAATCACTACCTCTTCGCTTGACCAAGACTTTATGTTAGGATTCTCGTCGCACCACTTGAAGCAATGTCTTTCCCACATAGAACGAAAAACAACATTATCTGCATCACCCTTGTACTTCTTACGGTTTTTTACTTTATAACGACCAGAATAAGCCACCGAGTTTCCTTATAAATAATGTTAAAGATTTCATACTATTTATTAGGTACAATATGGCTCTATATTTCCCATACGATAACCGTAATGACTATCCGGGCAAGATCACGTTTCGATCTTTTGCTCCGCCTGTTCCTGAAGTGAGTGTTCCAGGTATTACTCAACTAGCACGCGACACGATCGATAGCTATAAAAATGAAGCTGATCCATACAATGTAGGAGGTCAGGGTGAATTTGCGACTGCTCTACCAAATGTTGATGTAGGGGATCAATATCGTTTTGGAACACGTTCGAACATAAGAAATTATTCCGGACAAAGAGTTACGTTGTATCTACCTCAAGCAATTACGTTTGCCGACCAAGCAGACTACGAGTCAAACGTTCAACTTGGTGCATTAGGTGGAACAGCCGAAGCTACAATCAATAGAGGTGGTACTGCCGGTCAAGCGATCGCCGGCGCGATTCGCAATGGTACTTCAGTACTCAGTGATTTGATTACAGGTAATACTGGTGCAAGTGGAGAAGCTGCACGTCTAGCAGCAGTAAGAGTTGCTAATGCTGTTCCAGGGGATGCTGCTGGTAACGTAGCAGCATCAACATTAAGAGTTGCTGTAAATCCAAACAAACGTACATTGTTTAGATCTGTAAACATTCGTGAGTTTTCATTCCAATTTAAAATGATTGCAAATTCTCGTAGAGAAGCGATTGAAATTGAAAACATTATTAAGTTTTTTAGAACAGAACTTTATCCTTCTGTCACTGGTCAAGGGACAGAAATTGTTGGTTATAACTTCCCTAACTTATTTGATATTGATATGAAGTATAATAATCAGCCGGTTGCTACTAAAATCAAACCAGTGTATCTAAGAAACGTAACAACTACATATAACCCTTCGAGTATGGGCTGGCACGCAGACGGTAAACCATCAGAGGTAGATGTTACATTAGCGTTTGTTGAAGAAAGAACACTCAACAAAGCAGACGTGGCTGGAGGTTACTAATGGCATATTTCTATAACTTTCCTAATGTAGCATATAAGTTTGGTAACGAAGAGAGCTTGACATCTTTTCAAGATATTTCTGCGTATGTTGATATTATTGACCAAGTAAAAGACGACGTGAACTTCTACCAGTACTATACTGTGCAAGACGGTGACAGACCCGATACCGTGTCGTATAAGATATATGGTTCACCTCATTATCATTGGACCTTTTATCTTTTAAATGATAACTTAAAAACTCAGGGTTGGCCTCTTGGAAATATTAAACTTGAAGAACTTGCTCAGAAACATTATCCTAATACAACTTTGACTACGACCGATGACTTAACGGGAATATTCTTACCGGGTCAAACAGTATCTGGTTCTTCATCTGGTGCAACTGGTGAAGTCGTAAAACGTAGACTCGAGTTTGGACAAATTATTATCGAAGGTACTCGTTCATTTGAAGCAGACGAAGTCATTACATCTACAGTAAATGATGTAGTTCAATCTGTAACTCTTACTGGTGCTTCTGCCGAATATAATGCAGTTCATCACTATGAAAACGATGACTTACAGTATGTAGATATTGATCCAGCTGTTGGCAATGCTGCTTCATACTCGGCCGTAAGTTTCTTAGATCGTTACGTTGCGTCTAATGATGCACTGAGATCGATTAAAGTAATTAAACCAAGAGCACTTAACGACGTAGTGAATGCATTCAATCAAGCATTGAGATCATAATATGGAAGAAAAATCCCAGTCACAGTCCGCTAAGGATTTTGTACTCAAAGAAGCTTTACTAACTTCATCTTTCTTTCGAGAAGGTGCTTCAATTGACATTACTGATATTGTAACAGACATTGATATTTATGAACATCTCGATAAACCATATGTAACTGGATTAGTTACATTTCTTGATGTTGAACGTATAGCAGAACAAATTAATTTTTATGGCATTGAAAAATTTACAATGCGAGTGAAACTCCCAGAAGGATCAGTAAAGGCTATCGAAAAAACATTCTATGTCGATAAGATTGTAAAAAATATCCGTACAAACGATAGCCAATCTGTAATTGCAATGCATATTCTTGAAGACATTGGTTATATCTCAGAAATGATAAATGTCAATAAGCCGTACTTTGGTAAGGGATATGAAATTGTTTCTAAAATTGTTCAAGAATTTTTAGGTAAAGAACTTTCAAAACCAAGAGGTGCTGGACCAGAATATGAAACAAGTCGTGATGTTCAAGGAGAGTTTGGTGTAGTTATTCCTGATATGCGACCATTGAAAGCTGCAGACTGGATTAAAGATAGAATCACCACAGCTGACGCTTCTCCGTTCTATTTCTTTTCTACATTTGCAAATGAAAAGTTACACCTACTTCCTCTTTCAGAAATGCTGGCACAGCGTCCAATCAATAGTGGCACTCAACCCTATCGATATTCTCAAGCTTTCACTAACGCTGAAAATCTTTCGATCGATGATCAAGCATATATTATTGAGGGATATAATAACCCAATCAATGATGAGTTACTTAAGATAAATCATAATGGATTCTTAAATACTGTATATGGTTTCCATGATGTCACACGTAATAAAGTCATTTATCCTGGACATAGAGCAGACGGTAATAGCCAGGAAAAAAATAGATGGACAGCATATGATATGTTCCAGCAGAGAGCTAACATCGGCAGAGCTCTTGGTAATAAGATTGATGTCAAAGATGCTTATCCAATTTATGCAGAGCTACCAGAAAAAGGTGGAGATACTCAAGCTGAACTTATCCATTTAAGATCTGCGTCTAAACTGGTTTCTAACATTTATTCTACTGATTTATATGATGGTGGTGTATATTCTCTTGGTGAAAGTAGAACTCAAGGTGAATTCTTAGAAAGACTCGATGCAAAAGGTTTACGCAACTGGCTGGTGAATATGTCTATGAACTTTACAGTTCCAGGACGTAACTTCTTAACTGGTAGTGCTAATACTACAATTGGAAATAAATACAACTTGGTATTCTTAGCTCCTCCGGCAGATGGCGCAAATGCAGCAAACAATAAAGACAGCTCTAAATCTGGCGAATATTTAATTTATGCTGCAAGACATGCGTTTACTCGAGAAGGATATACTGTCCATTTAACAGGCGTTAAGATTGTTGATGAAACCGAAGTAAGTAACAACTATGTTGTTCCAGACATTAATATTGCTGAATAGGATTATAACATGCAAGGTATGAAAACGTTACAGACTACTGGATTCTACGGCGATACCACTCGATGGTTTATCGGCACAGTGATTCGTAACACCGGCGATCCTTTGGAACTTGGTAGACTCAAGGTGCGTATCGTTGGTATTCATGACAATCCAGAGATTCGTGATGCAGACTTACCTTGGGCTTCATTAGTTATTCCAACAACCGAAGTTGGATTGATGTACGGTCGGGGTCCAAGAATTGGTGTCGGTGCTCAAGTCGTCGGCATATTCTTAGACGGTCCTCAGTCACAACAGCCATTAGTGATTGGATCTATTCCTTATACACTTACTCCAACAGAAACTCAAGTAAGGCAAAGCGCTGAACGAGGTGGTTCTTTTGAAGAGAGCTATGCACAGGAAAGAGAAAGACCTAGGGCGGTTGAAGCACCGTCTCCTTCTCAAGGAGAAGCTCCTACACCGGCTTCAGTTCCTACAGAAACATCTACATCATCAGAACCATCTCTTCAAAACGCAGCAGTTTCAGCTGGCAGTGATAAAATCGAACAAGCGTTTAACTTCTTTATGTCAAGTGTTGGCGGTGGATATACCGCAGAACAATCAGCAGGAATTGTTGGAAACTTGATAGTAGATTCAAATAGTTTTGAAGAGGGTTATATTGATGGTACTAAAACTGGTACACAAGATGGCTACCC